AATACCGAAGAATAATAAACGCCAGTGGTCGCGGAGTTAGTCGAAACGAGTGAAAGAGTTGCACTCGTAGGGTTTGCAGAAGCCACGATGGCTGCCGCTGCGTTGGTGTATGGAACGCCAGTGAACGAAACAATGTCACTGAAGCCATACCATCCAAAATCCTGCGCTGCCTGCGACTCACCCGGAAGGTAAGTAAAAGGAGCGCGCGGATCAAGGATGCCGCCCCCCGCATAAAATAGCGAGGAGCCTAGATCAGGATTGTAATCCGAAGGTTGTGTTGGGTTTTGCCCAAACACAATCAGTGGACCGGAGAATGCGGTATCAGCCATGGTGCCTTCTCCTTACGAGGTTGGGAACGAGCCGTAGATCGCGCGCCAGTTGTAGTAACCAAACGAATAACGCTCGTAACCCTTAACAAGCAGGTTATCAGTCACAAAATCGACTTGCATATCGGTTTCGAACTTTACGCGTTCCATATATGCGAGACCGTCGATGTTTGTGAGCAAGAACCATGCATAAGAAGAGGTCAAGAAGTCGTTGACCATGTAACCTTCTGGCAAGCCGCCGGCCGTTGTCATGATCGCGTTGACATCGTTATCTGCAGTGCCTGGGCGCAGTTCCGTCTTCAAAAGACGAATAGCAACTGGCTCAAGTGCTGGTGGGATAATGAGTTTACGACCACGAGCAAACACCTTCAAACCAGCCTGATCGCGGAAGTTTGTACGGATTGCGATCATCGCATTCAGTAGCGTTGCTTCGTTAAGATCAACCTGAGTGGTTGGGGTGTTGGCAACCGAACCGCCATCAATAGGATGCGAGGTCGAGCAAAGTGCTACGCCGTCGCCGCCAACTGCTGCGTTATAGGTCTGTGCCGTGTTGAGAAGGTTTGCACCGTAGATTTCCTTGGTCTGCTGGAAGGATTCCACCAAGCCGAGGTTTGAAGGCGTAAACTGGGTCTTGTAGAGGTTGTCGTCGATCGCCTTACGGGTGATCGCGTAACCGAGAGCGATTTCAGTGTGCTCTTGGTTGTATACGAAACGCTCACCTGCACCCGAGTCGAAAGACGTCTGACCACCTTCGGTCTTCAACTGGGCCAATCCGAGGTAACGCATTTCAGCGGTACGCTCGAGAGCCATTTTCGAATCGTGCTTAGTGAAGATCTTGTCGTACTGCGACGGGATCTGCTCATATTTGCCTTCAACGCCACGTAAGCCGGGGAGTAGAAGGTCTTTGATCTGACTAAGATTAACAGCCATGACTATCTACTCCTTACGAGATACCAGTTACGGCAGAGTTTGAACGCCAGACTTCGTTGTTGAAGCCGACAATCAAGTTGCAGTACTGCGTGGTTTGATCGCCACCATTGCCGAACGAAACGGCGTAGTCGACGACAATGAAAGGTGAAGTGTTGGTCGTTGCGGTAGCATTGACATAAGCCGTCGAGCGGCCCGTCGAGTTATTACCACCGTTAGCGTTACCAGAGGTCGCGCCAGTCGTGGAATAAGCGAACGTAACAAGCTGACCTTGAACGCCAGACGTCTGCGAAGTAGCCGTGCCAGTAACAGGGAAGCCCGTACCAGAAGACTGAACAATGAAACGTGCGTTTGGATCATCGATGACGTAAGCTTCGACGTCACCCGTTGCACCCGAACCTGGCCAATAAGACGACCAAACAACGCGGTTGAGGGAAGTCGAAAGGTACTTGCAGCCGACAAAGATACCTGCAAGCTGAACCGAGCCACCTGCAGTTGCCTGCGTGATGTAGCCAGTTGCGGTCGAGGTTACAGGCTGTACTGGGTCACCAGTAAAGATAGCAGTCGTGTTGCCTGAAGCAATACGACGGGTAGATTGAGCGAACGTCGGAGCGCCGCCTGCACCACCCTGAAACTGTAGAAAGCCGCTGGGCGCAAACGTATTGGCCATGACGGGTTCTCCTTTCAGAGAGTTCCATCATCGCACACCGGGGCGACTGAGAACAGGAATAGGTTCAATTCTCCCACGCCGGGGGGAGAGCGAGGCATACACTATTACATATTTACTTAGAAAAGAAAAGAGGGGGCCGAAGCCCCCTAATTTCATTGCTCTGGAACGTACAAATTATGGTCTTTGCTAACCTTCATACGGGCATTTGCGTCGTCTCGGTTCATCAAGCCGCCGCGGCCTTTCGGGTCAAGCTGGCCTTCCTTGGTCTTGACCTGATTGCGGGCCACTTGTGCGTCATGAGCTTGACGTTCTTTAGTAATTTCTAAAGGACGTTCGCAAAGGATTTGGCCTTCACGTTCAATTGCCCCTACGTATCCTTTTGGCATCATTTTAGGATAACGCTTTGCATCAACCGGCTCCCAACCGCCCATAGAAATACGGTTATTGTGATTAGGGTCTTCCCAACCGTTGACCGACTTCATTTTCCATTCAAAGGACCAACCGGACGGCGGGGTTGGCGCGGCAAACTTATCGGTACCCTCGTCAAGGTTTGCATTATTGTGATTGCGAAGTTCTGCGGTACGACGAGCAAGGCGCTCTTCGTTTGTTTCAACTTCTGGGCGCATTTCAGCGCGTGGTTCAGGACGTTCTACACCAGTCTTCATAATATTCTCCATTAACCAGCTAATTTACCGGCCCGAACAAGGGCCATTTTGTTTTCTGCATATTCTTTCGGCGTCATGCCCATATCCCGAGCCGCTTCTTGCTCTGCTCGGCTAAGGGTTACGACGTTTGGACGGCCGCCCGTGCCAGTACCAGAACGCGATACTGGAGCTGCGGGCGGTGCAGCTGCGCGACGGCCAGCTGTCGACGTGGATGCTTCCGACAAAGCGGCCTCCTGTTGTTTTACTGGCTGTCTAATGCTCAAACGATTTTCCACATACGCAAAATAATCGTCACTGTCCGCCTTCAGGCCATCATCAATCGCATCTTCATGCGCGCGACGCAGCTTGCGGTTTAACACCGGATCATGAACAGCTTCAGGATGGGCACGGATCCACTCGGCCGATCGAGGCGTCAATTTGGACGCCAGAGCCTCAACAGGGTCTGCAGCCGAGTGTTTTGCGGTTGCTTCATACTGTTGCTTGCCACGCTGCACTTCGCGAAGGTCATTATCTGTCTTGTTTAAGGACATCATGATTTCGGCTTGAGCGTCAGCGTCACCCATTGCCACGGCATCACGGAGATTTTGCTTTAAAATGTCCTGATTCCGCTTCAATGTGTCGATCGCGTTATCGATCATACGCATATTGCTGTCCGCAGCGTCGTGTTTTGCTGCAGAAGCTTGCTCCATAGCCTCTTTGGCGCGCCTTTCAGCGGCTTCACGGGCACGACGCTCTTCTTCTAACTGCGTTTTTAACGCATCTATACCAGCTTCCACCGAAAGTTGAGGTTTTTCCTCAATTTTTAGCTCTTCTGGTGCCTCAACGATGACAATTTCGTCTTCTTTTGGCTCTAACTCTAACTCGACTTGATCATTTTCCATTATTTACTCCTTACCAAACAATATCGGGTGACTTAACGCGGCCGCGAATGGCTACGTCGTCAAGGATGCGACAAGATTTCCCATTAATGGAAACCGACCAACCATCCGAAGGCCGGAAAACCACCCAGTCGCCGACCTTAATCTTCATATTTTTAAACCATTTGCCGCTATCATCGACAAAAGCTTCCGGCCCCATCTTTAATACCAAGCCAACTTTGCCCTGATACTTGTCTTCATCGACGTATTTTTCGGTCAGAATAATGCCGGAGGCTGTCTTCTGTGGCCGAATATAAATCGCGCAAAGGATCTGGTTGTTAAAGATCTCTACTTCTTTGATATCGCCGACTTCATTAAGTAACTCGTCCCTTGGATCTTTGGCGTGTGCCATTTTCATAGGAGGCATTAGCGTTTCTCCGCATTTGTTTGAGCAATTTCCATGAGTTCTAGAACGGTACGCAGGCCAGCGATTGTGCCAATGCTGCGTTGATATTCCGAGAAGTCCTGTGCCGCTCCGCTTGCGAGATTGTCGCGTAACCTTTCATATTCTAATTCAATTAACTTACGCAGCTCATCTGCATATTTAGATGCTGTTGTTAACATTGTGCCCTCTTTAACCCCTTGTATTAATGGCTAGACCGGACGCCCCAAGGGGCTGGAAAAGCGTCCGGTCTTCCTCTCACTTGGTCAGTAACGGGAGAGAAACCTGACCAAGGAAACTTTTATTTCCGCTTAGGAGGCGTAAGGCCATAAGCCTTAATCTTATCCAAACGGGCTTCACCGCCACCGGCGCCGCTATCGATTGGATAGCTTGCACGGCCACCCGATTTGCGAGGCATAGGCATGCCCTGTGGAGGCATTCCACCTTGCGGAGGCATTGGAGGCATACCCTGTGGAGGCATACCACCTGGGGGGGATGGCGGTGGCGGTAAACGCTGTGGAACAGGAGCGTTTGGCATTGGAGCTCCACCCATCATGCCCATAGGAGGTTGCTGGCCGTGACCACCACCA